TGTTAGGTTATCGCCCTGGTGAGATTATAGTTGACGGTATTGCATTATCCCCAGACGGTATTAAGTTTGAGGGTAACAAGCTAATAGTAGAGGAATATAAATTCACGGCTACGTCATCAAGAAAGACACCTCTTGATGTGCAGAGATGGCTCTTACAGACATCATCCTACTGTTATGCTACAGGTACAGATACTGTCGACTTTCATGTATTATACTATAATGGAGACTATACCAGACCTTTTAAACATATATACAAAGTATACCGAATTACATTTGGAGAGCATGAGATTATTGATAACTGGACTATGATACTAAATTATGCCAAACAGCATAACCTTATTAAATAATGAGAGGAGACAAGTTATGGATAATCCTATAGTAAGTCCACTGTTTATATATCTATTGGATATTATACCTAAGTTCGGTTTTTGGTTTATGATATTAGGTCTACTTGTAGGTAGTGTATTTACGTATGTGTACATATTTTATAAACGCTTACGTATCAACGGTGTAGTAGTAGAAGAATATCCTGGCTATAAGAAGACACCGTTTGATGAGCTTGATGATGACAAGAAAGATGAAATAATATCAGGTGTCAAATGGGGCAGGCGTATAGCTATTATATGTTTAATCACTTTTATAATTGGTACGATTATGCCAACCCGTGATACCATGATTAAGATGTATATAGCTAAACAGATTACACCTAATGTGTTACGTAAAGTACGTAATACAACTATGGATTTAAGGGACACTATAAAGAAAGATATAATAGATATTATTACAGCTATAAACACAAAAGACAACGAGAAAGGAGAGTAATTATGACAGACATCATGAGTAGATTCAATAATGCAAATGAGATTGCGATAAAACACCGCTTAGTACTAAGCTCTATGGGCCGTGAAAGTAGAGGTAAAACTCATTTCAGTCTTACAGCTCCTGGTCCAATTGCAGTACTCAATATTGATATGGGTCTTGAAGGAGTGGTAGACAAGTTTAATGACAAAGTTATTATGTATCAAGACTACATCTTTAATAAGGATATTGGTGATGAGGCTGAATATGCTCGTGTATGGAGTAATGCCAAAGACGACTTCTATGATGCTCTCCGTACTGAGAAGCTCCGAACGATAGTAGTAGATACATGGACTGAAATGTATGACCTTGTTAGACTTGCTGAGTTCGGCAGACTTGAAAAAGTATTACCGTTCTACTATTCTAAAGTAAATAGTCAAGTAAATGCAATGATACATGAAGCATTACTCCATGACAAAAACGTTATCTTGATTAGCAAGGTAAAGGCCGAATATATAGACGACAGAGCCACAGGACAATATGTACGTGCCGGCTATAAAGATACTGGATTTCTTGTACAGGTTGAAATAAGGCATTACAAAAATGATGACGATGAGTTCGCTATAAAGATAGAGAAGTCAAGGATTAATAACAAACTTGTAGGAGAACACTTGTCAGGCGAACTCTGCTCATTCCCTATGCTTGCATCTCTTGTATTCCCCGATACTTCACCGGAGGACTGGGTGTAATGATACTTGTAGATAGTAGGGTAGGCTCTGCGGAGTTTGCGAAGCTATTGCCGAAAGATATATGTGAGGTCACCTTCTTAGAATATGCCGATTTTATGATAGAAGGCAAAGGCTATGATGGTGCAGCTCACTTAGTCGGTATAGAACGTAAGACATTATCTGATTTTGTACAGTCTATAAATTCAGGCCGTCTTATAAACCATCAGCTTCCAGGCCTACTGAACAACTATAATACGGTATATATAATACTTGAGGGTATGTTCAAGTATGACCTGAAGTCGGGTAATGTAATGCATAGAGTAGGTAAGTCATGGATTCCTGTACAATATGGCAAAACAACTTATAAAGTGAATCGGATAGTCGGAGTACTTAATACCTTATCAGTTACTAAGAACGTTATAGTAATACGTACAACTGGCAAAACAGAGACAGCACGTTATCTTATTAGCCTTCATCATTGGTGGACTTCAAAGAATCTTGAGGAGCATACCAGTGCCGAGGTTAAAGATATACAACCGATACAGCTTACAAGACAGCCTATGACTTATCGTATAGCTTTACAGCTGCCTGGTATAGGAGCTAAGAAGGCTATGGAAATAGCCAAACATTTCAAGACTCCTTTAGCCTTAGTAACTGCGTCTGCTTATGAATACATGCAGATACCGGTCATTGGTAAAGGAATAGCTAAACGTATAGTGGAGGAACTTAATAATGAGTAATACAAAATCAGATGCGGGGCTAATGCAGAAAATGCTTGTACTCGATAAAGAGAATACTATGCTACGTAAATACAACGCAATGCTTATACGTTATGGTACTAAGTGTAGTAAGGTAATAGATGCTACCCCTATAACTAATAATGTTAATGTACTTAATAGCCAGTCACTGTATACTAATAGTAGGGGCTCTATTAATATACCGTTTATTACAGAAATAAGTGGTGAAGCAGACTTCGAGAGGAGACTATATCATATAGCGGTAGAATTTGCAGGAACTAAAGATACTTATCATATTAAGTATGCTGCAGACCTTGAAATGCTATTAAGTATAGATAGTATAGAGTCTACTATACACAATATATTTAACTTTATAGCTGCACAGCTAATTAAGCATCTGTTAGAGGGTGACATAGTTAATAATAAGAAGGAGGAACTTAACAATGCAGAGTGACAACTTAATGAAACTATCAAAAGAAAAACTTGTAGACCTATTATTAACATCTATAGCACTACTTACAGAACATAACAGCAAACTTTCCGGTGTTCATCCAAAAGATGTATTAGAACACATTAACCGCATCAGTAATTTGGTGAGAGCTTGCGGTTATGTACGCAAGGAATTAAGCAAATATGGTAAGGAGCCTGACAATGAATAACGAAAGTATTGATATTATGGAAATGACAGCATCAGACCTTATAAACCTGCTTGTTACGGCTATAGCAGAACTTTCGCTGCAAGGCAGATTTGTAGGCATAAAATATAATGATATACTGAATCATCTTGTGAGAATACAAACAATAACACAGGCACGCAACAGAGTAGCAAAAGAATTAATGAGTATTACAGAGGGAGCAGATAATGTGTCTTGATTGCAGTAATTGTACACTACATAATAGACGGCGTATAAAGCCAAGAGGTAATCTTAATGCAGATATTATGATAATAGGTGAAGCTCCTGGTCGTCAAGAGGCTGCTATGGGAATACCTTTTGTAGGAGATTCAGGTAGAGACCAAGCTCAATTTCTCTTAAAGGTAGGTATAGACGAATCGGACTGCTATATTACGAACATAGTTATGTGCCATCCTCCTGATAATAGAGACCCTACCTTAGAGGAGATAGCCTGCTGTCACGACCGGCTAATTAACGAGATTAATATAGTTAATCCTAAAATAATTGTGGCAGTAGGTCGTCTTGCAGCTTCGGAGTTATTAGGCCGTGAAGTCAAAATGAGTTTAGACCATGGTATACCATGGCTTGTAGATGGCAGAATTATTATACCAGTATATCACCCAGCAGCAAGCTTGCATGGTTCTACACGGTTTCTACAGCATACACGTAATGATTATGCCGTAATCAGAGACGTATTGGACGGTAAAATACGCCCAAGAAACGCCATAGAGGGGGCGTCCTTCAACGAACTCATCATCAGTAGTATAGGAGGAGACCTTCAAAATTATAAAACGTCTCACAGCGGCGATTTTATGGCTATTGATACTGAAACTGTAGACAACAAGTTATGGTCTATTCAGATTGCTCTTGATGATACAGATGCTGCCTTTATACTAACAGATAACGAGGAGGTATTACAAGCTACGGTAGATTATATTAACAGCTATGACGGTACTGTTATATTTCATAATGCTCTTGCTGACTTACCATTATTACATGATGTAGGCATACATCCTAAAAGATTTACTGATACTATGGTTATGGCTTACTTACTACAGACAGAGCCACAAGGATTGAAAGACTTGGCTTATAGACTTCTTAATATTAAAATGGATTCTTATGTAGACACTATTACTCCTGCCACATTTGATAAGGCTATAGATTATTTATCCGTAGTAGCAGGCAGAGAATGGCCTAATGCAGCTAAGATAGCTAAGATAGAGAATGGCAAGATTAAGTATAAACAGCCACAAAATATACAGAAGAAAGCAATACGGATAATACATGATGCATTTACCAGAGACGCCAATCCTTATGAAAGATGGTACAAGATACCTATTGCAGAACGTAGGATAGTAGAGCAGGAGCTTGGAGTTATGCGTATGGGTGAGCTTAATGATATTCCTCTACAAGATGCTGTACATTATGCCTGTCTTGACGCTATAGTCACATATCAAGTACATCAGACATTACATAATAAGATAAAAGCTATGAACTTAGAAGATATACTACGCATCGACCTTGGTATAATAGAAATGGTATCTGATATGATACGTAATGGCTTTATGATAGATACCTCAGTACTAAGCAGTCTTGATGAGGAATACCGTACTGACATGTTTAAAGTGTTAAGTGATATTGAAGCTATGGTAGGGCGTATAATAAATCCAAATTCAAGTGACCAAGTACGAGATATACTTAATGAGCTGAAGATATGGAATAGTAAAAGACGGTCAACAGAGAATAAACATCTTGTAGCTGAAATAGATAAACACCCAATTATAGGTAAGATACTGGAATACAGAGAGATAGATAAACTTGTATCCACATATACTACACCATTACAGTACATGATAGATAGTAATAATAGACTACATACAGAGCTTACTATAACACGTACTGCTACTGGCCGTCTTGCAAGTAAAGAGCCTAATTTACAGAATATTCCGGTACGGACTAAACGGGGGCTTGCAATACGTAAAGCCTTCGTGGCCTCTGAAGGTAATATGCTGTTAGGAGCAGATTACTCCCAAATAGAAATGCGAGTTGCAGCTCATGTATCTAATGATGATAAGCTCATCAAGTTATTCCTTAATGATGAAGATATACACTCCTATACTGCAAGTAAGATATTCGGAATTCCCTTACATCAGCTTGATGATAAGAAGCACCGTAAACCAGCTAAGGCAGTAGGGTTTGGAGTACTATATGGTATAACAGCTAAAGGGTTGGCTGCAAGACTACATGGTTGGTCAGAAGATGACTGCGATAATCTTATAAAAGAATGGTTCGATTTGTATAAAGGTGTTGCATCTTACATGAAAAATGTTGTATATTATGCTAAGAGGCATGGATTTGTACGTGATATGTTTGGGAGAATACGGTACATACCTGAAATATATTCACAAGACTCTAAGATATATGAGCAGGGCGTGAGGTATTGCCGTAATACACCAATACAATCAGGAGCAGGAGGAATACTAAAGATAGCTATGAATGATCTAACCCCGATATATAAGACAGTCGACTTTACAATAAAACCTATTATGCAGATACATGATGAGCTTATTTTTGAGGTAGATGAGAGCCGGCTTGAAGAGGCAAAGATGTTAATAAAGGAGACTATGGAAAACTGTTATAGGCTGTCAGTACCTTTGAAGGTAGATACTGCTATAGCTAAATCATGGGTCAACTTAGGCTAAAACTATATGAAGCTGAATTTTAAGTAAGGAGGATATAATGAATAAGAATGAGTTAGTAAATCCTCACCGGCGTGCAAGAAAATTATTAGCTAAAGCCATAGGGTTTAGAACAATGAAGGCTTATAAGAAGTGGCGTAAACGTAGAAGGAAACAAGAGCGTAACACCGTTAAGGGAGGTAACAATGAGAACATTTGATATGATACCAGATATTATGAAACCTATAATACAAAAACAGTGTAGTATTATAGGAGTAGACCATAAAACAATAGACTATGGTGCTCCATTCTGGTTTCATACGCATAGCTGGTCACAGAAACAGCGTAATAAGTTCAGGAAATGGCTTATACAGTATTTACATTCACATCCTGATACAGTACTCAAGCTAACGGGATTTAAGTATAAAAACCGTAAATACTTATCTAAGACTGCGGATGCAATAATATTCCAATGGGGATGGAAAGATAAGGAGGTATCAGAATGATACGTAAACTATTAATATTATTGGTATTACCTGTAATACTATCAGCACAATCAGTACGTATTGAGTTTAAATGGGATAAATATACTCCACGTACCGATACTCAGGAACATTATAAAGCTGACTCATCAGTAACTCATTTTAGAATTTATCAGATTGATGGTACTTACAGGATACTTA